CGGAGGAACCGGAAAATTCGGGTCATCACCACCAGGATTCGGGTCACGATAGCCAGCGCCCTTCATGATCTCGTCTGCAATCGGCGCCACCTGCGGCATCGTGGCAATCACCTGTGCACCCTGCATTGCAGCATAGGATGTTTCTGTGCCTGCCTTGACGGCTGCCGCTTCTATCTGCTTCGTCTTCGCCCGCAGGTTTTCAAGCTCGGCACGCAAGCGATCAACTTCAAGCCTCTCAGCTTCGTCCTTCTTCGCCTGGTTCGCCTGACGCTGCGCCTCTTCTTCCGGGGTCGGCGTTTCATTCGGGTCGGTCATACCAGTGACGGCGCGGATGCGTTGCAGAACCAGGGTCTTGTTCGGCAGGTCGAATAGCTCGATGGCCACGTCGAGCAACGCGGTCACAATCTCCGGAGAGGTCGGGGCAAGCTGCTGCAACAGTTCCATCATGGACTCTGCCGCGGCCTGTTGCAGCGTCTGCTTCCAGTTCTGCTCGCCGATGATGAAATTCGCTCGGCGCGCAGTGATGTCGTTGATGATTTCTCCTGTTACCGGGTCCGGCGTATTGATCTGAACATACTCGCGCTTCTGGCGCTCGCCGGTGATCGAGAAAACCTTCGGCTGATTGTAATACTGCTCGATCAGCGACAGCGTGATCTCGCCCTCAAGCTGGCGCGCCAGCAGCATGTTGTCGAAAATCTCGGCAGTAAGCACAGACCCCTGGTCGACCTTCTTCTGCACGGCGACGCCGCTGATTGCGTTCGTATCGCGCCCCAGGTTCTCGTTCGTCACGCCGGCCGCGTTGCGGATGATTGCGGTATCGGCATCCATCAGGCGAACGTGCGACTCGGCCACATCATTCTGGCGATCAGTCTTGACCTTCGCCAGGCCGCCACGCGCCAGCAGCACCATGCCATCGGGAGCCGAGTATTCTTCGCGCGCCTCTTCGGCGGTCATGATTTCGTCGTCAAACGCATCGTTCTCGGCGATGATTTGGGACTGCGACAGGATGTGCTGCACCTTTGACATACGCTTGTTGAGCGCATCCTGCGGCCCGCGAATGGCCCTGGCCACGCCATACGGCGCCCCATCGCGCTTGCGGCGATAGCACCAGAACGGAATAAATGGATACTTGTTGTGCTGGTACGGACTTGGCTGGTCAGTGATGATGTTTTTCTCTGTCAGGATCGACACGCGCATCTTCATGCGCACGCAATCGACTGACGACGGACCAATGCCAACCCTTTCGGTGGTCGGCTCCCGATACCAGCATTCGATCAGCAGCACGCGCTCGCGCAGGTTGTTAGCCCAGGCGTCCGAGTCATACATCGTGTACTTGCCTGGCATCGGCGTTCCGGTGCCGATGTCGTCCATCAGGTTGCCGTTCCACCATTCGAGGTAGCTCTGCGAATCAGATGAAACCGCTGCGGCGCGCAGTTCCCGCTCTTTATCCGGGAAATAAGCAATGGCCAGATCGAGGTCGACCATGCGGAAGCGGAACAGGTAGCGCGAATCGTTGATGTCGCGCCGCTCTCCAAGTGAATCGTGCAGCATGCCACGCCAAGACTGGTAGCGCTGATACACGGGTTCGTCTTCAGGGTCTTCAGAGATGCCTACTTCTAGCCATCCCATCCCGGCCTTGAACACATCGTCAGCCACGGCCGAACGCTCGAACCCTGTGTTGTTCGCGTCATGCAGGTACTTCAGCAGTTTGGTCTTGACCTTGGCATCTTCTTCCGCTTCTTTAGATTCCTCGCGGGCATGCACCATGAAGTCGGTTCGCGTCCGGCGCTCGGTTCCGATAAGCCAGTCGATTGTCGACTTCGTTTCGTTGTAGACCACGGGAGCCTGGCCGCGTGCGCGCAGCACTGCCTTTTCCGAAGCGGTCCATTGTTCCGAGTCGTAATAGTCCTCATCAAGTGCCATCTGGTAGCGATTGACCGACTGGCGGCGCATTTCCTGCTGAAACCACGTCATCAACTGCGCGTGCTTCTTCATCTCGTCTGCCGGTTTCAGCGCCGGGCCGACCGCGACTTTCTTGCTCATATACTGGCCTCGCTCAAGACCTTGCCGTTCTGGTCCTTGTGGGTGATCTCCAAAAGCGCATCCGGCCGATCGGCAATGCGGACAGCGGATGGACAGGCGGGCATATGCAGCAGGTCAGGCATCCACAGCAGCACGCAATCGCGTAGCGTCTTGGCTTCGATTTCAAGCAGTGGCTTCCCGAGAACCGGCAGCGCATTGATGATTTCCAGATAGCCGGCTGGCGTGATGTCTCCGGACGGGTCAGCATACTTGGCGGCCGAAGACAGGCATATCCCGAACACCCCGGCGTCAAGGCCGCCGCGTGCGGACCAGATCAGCATTGCCGGCTCGCCATCAACCCACTCAAGCGAGCAGTTATAGCCTCTGTGCGTGAAGGTTTTGAAGGATGCGGAGCCGCCGACACTGAAATAGCGACTTCCGTCCGACGATAGTATCGGGTGTTCCAGGTTCATGCGCGCAGCCAACTGAGGATAGTTGCGCGAATTGTGAGCCGCCAGCCAGTATTTAAGCCGTTCGCCAATCTCTTTCCTTGCGATGTGCGCGGCGATCAGCCCTTGGCGGAACCCTGGCGAAGCGCTTCATCATCAGCGCATAGCGACAGTTATGCACTACAACCCCATTCTCTACAGCGAAGGCTTGGTAAACGGGAACCTCCATGCAATAAACATCACTTCTTCCGGCGCTTTTCACTTGCAAGACGCGCGATGTGCTCTTTGCCTTCGGGAGTTGAAGTCCATAGCTTTTTTGAACAAGATATTGAGCATGTTTTGCTTGGCCTGAATCGGTTTGACATATATTCCGATCCGCACACTCCGCAAACAAAAGCAACAAGGTCCGCTCCATCTTTGCGGCGCTGCTTTGATCTACATGCGTTTGAGCAAAACCGATTACTCCCTTTTGGTTGAGACATAAACTTTTTTCCACAGCAATCACAAACGAACTCAACCTTTTGGCGAAGGAAGTGCTCATTTCTCTTTCCTGCCTCGTATTGGGCTGATTTACCTGCGTCTGTTTTTCGCCACTCAACCAAGGCCGCAAGCGCAGCGTCTGGTCGTCTTTGGTGTCCCTTGTTGTGGAGCGACAGATGCTCTTCTCCTGGAACGCAGCAAAGGTTTTCAATGGAGTTGTTATCCCTGTCACCATCTTTGTGATGAACATGGTAGCCATCTGGAATTTTTCCGTTAGAGTCTTCCCAAATCGCCCTATGAAGAAACTCTTTTGAACTACGGAAATATCTTCCAAAGCGAGTAAATCGCTTTCCGCCGTAAATGATTTCGTCCATTTTATTCCTTTGCTACGCGATACGGCATTGTGACATACCACGCCAGCAGAATCTATTGCGGCGACCCACTCTCCTGATTCAGACAAAATTTTGTGGTCAGGGGTGCAAAGCAGCTCGTACCCATCTTCAAACGTAACCATCACAAGCTCTGCCTGCTCTCTCGTCTTGCGGCAGTTGTTATATGGCATCCACTCCCCGCCGGCACTAAGAACCTCTCCGTTGCTTCCAACCAGATCAACTATTCTTTGCGCGCCAAATCTAGTAATAACCCTTGTGTCTTGATGCAAACATGCGCTGATGATGTCGTCCATCTCCTTGACGATCTTCCCGTCCTTGCGGTGATACAGGCGGAATTCTTCAAAGAACTCATCCAGGTGAGCGAACACCTTGAATCTCCCCGTCTGCATCCGGTCGAGCATTTCCAGCACTCCGGCCTCGACGCCGTTGCTACCGTCCTCAAATGTGGCCCGCTCGTCCAGCATGTTCAGCCCGGCAGCACGATACTGCTCGGCCAGTTGCTCGCCGCTACCCTTGTCATGCTGCAATCCATCATGCGGCCAGGAAACCGGGATCCAGTCTCCCCACGCCTTGACTGATGGTGCAAAGAGAATCGGCGTCTGTTCGCGGGCTCGGTGCGCGTTGATCAGGTACAGGCAATCAGCGTCACGGTCCCACGCAAGGCGCGCAGCAGCGGCCGGGTGATCCCAGCCGAAATCGATTCCGTTGATCTGCGCCCAATGCTCCGGGATAGGAAACGCCGCCACCTTGATTGAGTCTTCTTCGACCGGAAAGATGCGTCCGCTGCCTAGTGTCGGAATGCCCTTGGCGCGCGCCTCGCGTTCGTGCGCAGGGAAGCTGGCGATGATCCGAACCCGCTCCTCCGGTGATATGTGTTCGGCGTCCTCTATCGTCATGTTGACGTCGGCACGGTCGGCGGTTTTCTCTTTCCCAAGGAAGCGCAGCACGACGGTCGACATCCCCTGCAGTGGCGTGAATGACATGGCGGCCATTCCGCCTGTTGCGATCGTCCGTGCCAATCCTTCGTCGTAGATTTCCTCTGGCGGTTCCTCGTCGAACCAAACGAAATCAACTGGCGGCCCCTGCCATTTCTTTCTCCCCTGTGCGTAATACTTGAAACGCAGGAATGACCAGCCATCGAAAACGCCATTCGTATGGTGCCTAACCTTTATGTAGTCGAACAGGTCTGCTGTTCCCGATGCCATACCATAATCTCCACCCAGGCAGTCTGCCGGAATGGCTCCGGTTCCCTTTTCGCCGGCCAGTCCAAGCAATACGCGCTGAGGATTGTCGCGCGTC